ATGTAAATTATATTGGATACAAACCTAATGAGTATATTTTAGAAATGATGCCTAACTATGATATGTTTGTTTACCCAAGTATATTTGAAGAAACTTCATGTGTTTCAGCTTTAGAAGCATTAGCATCGGGAGTACATGTTGTTACAAATAACTTTGGTGCTTTATATGAAACTTGTGCTGAGTGGCCAGTATATGTTAATTATTCTACTAATTACGAACAAATGGCTAAGGACACTGCGGCAGCAATTGATGTTGCTTCTTCATACTTACATGAAAAATTTATGCAAGAGCATTTAGAGGAACAACAAAAATTTTATAAAAGATTTTACAGTTGGGAAAAAAAAGGAATAGAGTGGACTAACTTTTTGAAAGGAGCTCTTAATGAAAGAAACAATAAATGAAGATACTTATCAAACATTAAAAGAAGCTAAAGTGATGGATCCTTATGAAAAAGCTACTATGCCAATGTGGAAAACGGACACCGGACAAACGACACCAAGGACATCTTTATTTGTTGCGACTCCCGTACACAGTGAATGTTCAATACATTACACACAAGCATTACTAGAACTACAACAAATATGCTTTAAAGAAAAAATAAAAATTACATTTCAGTTGTTAAAATCTTCCTTAATTACTCAAGGTAGAAATTTATGTGTTTCAGGTTTTTTAGAATCTAATTACAGTCATATGCTTTTTATAGACTCTGATATCTATTTTAATGCAAAAAGTATTACTGAAATGATTAAAAAAGATAAGGATATTATTTCAATACCTTACCCCTTGAAGACCATTATGTGGGATAAAGCTATGGAAAAAATTAAAAATAATAGTATTAAAAATATAGATGATTTAAAAAAATCATTTAACTCATACCCTATGAGAGTAGAAAACCACAAAGATATCACATTAGATAATGGTGTTATAAAAGTTACACATAGTCCAACAGGGTGTATGTTGATTAAAAGACAGGTGTTTAGCAAATTAATAGAAAAATATCCAGATAAGGGAATTGTACAAAAGACCGTTATCAACGGAGAGTACGTAAACAAACCTCATATGTGGAACTTTTTTGACTGTATACATGACCCCGAAACTAAGACTTATTTAGGAGAAGATTTCTCTTTTTGTAAGCTTTGGAAAGATATTGGAGGTGAATGTTTTGCTTACGTCAATGACTCAATCATTCATGTTGGGGAACATCAATACGAAGGTTCCTTCATAGACGAGTTGAAACCTGCTAAGTAAAATGTTATTATCTTAACTTTAAGATCTTAAAAGGAGAATATATTTATATGCCACATCCACTAGCAATTGCTGCTGCATTATATGGCGGATATCGAGGATACAGAGGAGCTAAAAAAGCAGGAGCTTCAGGTTTAGGAAGAATTTTAGGAGCTGCAGCAGGAGCTTACGGTGGTTATAATTTAGCAGGTATGTTACCCGGTGTATCAGCATCAACACCTGCAATGTTAGCAAGTTCTACAAGTGCAGGTACAGGTACTATTGCAGCTAACTCACCTTTTGCAGCAGCAGGTAATTCTTCTCTAGTCGGAGTAGGAGCCTCTGAAAGTGTAAAAAAATTTGGTTTAGAAGAATTAAAACAAATGTTATTGATGAACGAAGAAGGAAAAGTTAGTCCCTACAAAACCTCAGCACTAATAGCTGGAGGAACATATTTAGGTGGTGCTTTTGATCCACAACCTACAGATATGTATACACCAGGATATAATATGGGTTACTTAGATTTAAAAGAAAATAGACCTGGATATACTTACATAGACCCGGACACCGGACAAGAAAAAGCATATGAAAAAATTTATTCGCCCGAAGAAGCTGGTATAGGTCAACAACGAGTTGGTCCTTATTCATATGATGTACAAAGATTTAATGTAGGTGGAATAGCTTCTATTAAAAAATTTAACGAAGGTGGTGTAAACTACCTACCATCAAAAGTTTCACATGATGAAAATGATGCTAACAATTATGTAAGAGCATTAGGTTATGTAGAAGACGGAGCAGGCGTAGGAGATAAAGACGAGGATACAATGTTAGCTCAATTAGCAGACGGTGAGTTTGTAACAAGAGCGGATGGAGTATTAGGTGCTGGAATCATAGCTGGAGCAAATCCAAAAAGTATGAAAGATATGAGAGAAAAAGGTGCCCAATATTTCTATGAACAACAAAAAAGATACAAACGTGTATTTGATTTATTACAGGATAGAAATGGCAACAGCGAACAAAAAACAAATTAAACCTTTAGTAACTATTCTTTCTTTAGAGCCTAAAGATATTGAAAGATTTTGGCCACTTGCAGAATTTATGGTAGCCGAAGCGTTAGCTTTTTCTGGTAAATACGCTGATTCTTCTTGGATTATGGATGAGTTAAAAAAAGATACAATGCAATGTTGGATTATGTTTGGCTCTGATGAATCAGAAGAAAACAAAGTGTTTGGCATTTGTGTTGGTAGAATAGGTATAATGCCAAATTACAATCAATATGAAATTGTTATTTGCACAGGTAAAAGAAGAGAGTTGTGGGAAGATAATTTAATAAAGGCAGTAACAGATTTTGCGTCAGTAAATAAATGTAAAAGAATGAGTATAATGGCCAGACCCGGTTGGGAAAAAATTTCTAAAAAATGGGGATGGAAAAAGAAACACGTACAATTAGAGAAATGGATAGGATAAATATATGAGTTTTTTCGGAGGAGGAGGCGGAGGTTCATCAGCTCCACCAGCAATAACAACTAACATTGTTAGAGAAGCACCAGGTATAGAAGAAAGAAAAATAGAGTTAATGGATATTGCGAGACAAGTCGCAGGAAAACCAATTAATTTACCCGATTATAAAGTAGCTGGTTTAGGAGCTCTCGAACAACAAGGAATAAACGCAGCACAAACTACAGGTGTTGGTGCAGGTTCTGTCAATCAAGGTATTGCTGCTACTCAAGTCGCAGGAGCTCCAGTAGGTGCTCAACAAATATCTCGATATTTAAATCCTTACCAACAATATGTTACTGATGAAATTGGTAGACAAGGACAAATGATGCAAAATCAAATGGGTGCTACCGCTATTCAATCAGGAGCTTTTGGTGGAGGACGTGAAGGAGTTCAACAAGCAGAACTTCAAGGAAGAACTTTATCAGCAATGGGGCAAGCTCAAGCTCAAGGTTTTAATACTGCATTAGGTGCTGCTCAAAATCAACAACAAATAGGTTTAAGAGCTGGACAACAACTTGGACAGATGGGTGCATTACAACAACAAATGTCTCAAGGTGATATTAATCAATTAATGGCTGCAGGTGGTGTGCAAAGACAATTAGCACAACAAGTATTAGATGCACAAAGACAATCAACTTTACAACAACAATATGAACCTTATCAAAGAGCAGAGTTCCTATCTAACTTGTATGCTGCAGGTCCTAAATCCTCTTCACAACTTACAATGGGAAGTGCTCCAACACAAAGCCCATTAGCTCAAGCTGTTGGTACTGGTATAGGAGCATTCACAGCGTTTCAAGGAATGAAACCACAAACAACACCAGTCTAGGAGATTTATGTCGCTTAATAAAGTTTTAAACAGACCTATGTTTCGTCAAGAAGCTCTTAGAAAAGGTGTGTTGAAACTTATTAAAGCTCGTACTGGACTAAGTATTGGTCCTAACAGACCACCTGTACCTATGGTAATTCCTCAAGGGGGAAGTTTAGGAACAACTGTTGGTGCTCCGTATAATTATGGAGTAACACTAAGAAAACAACCAGGATTATTTAATAGAATGGGAAGTGGAATTAAAAGTCTTGCTAGAAATACGTTAAGTATACCTGCAGCAGGTGGTTATTATGTAGGTGATAAAGTTGGACAAGCTTTAGGTATTGAAAGTGATCTAGGACGAATGCCTCTTGGAATAGCAGGAGCTACTATGGCAACTAAAGCACTACCTACTTTAGCAGGTATAGGTATGGTACCAAGCGCTATTATTGGTGCTGCTGGTTATGGTGTATACGACAGAACAAAAGCAGGTATAGAATTAAGAAAAAAAATTAATGCAATGTCTCCTAAAGAAAGAGCTGAATTTGAAAGACAAAACAGATTAAAATCTACTGATTACATGAGCGAAGGTGTAACAGACGAAGAATTATTTGGTAAAATAGATCCAAAAAAACTAGATGATATTGTAAAAAACCCAAGAGAAACAATTCCAAATCCAGGAAGTGGTAGACCAGGTTCTAAAAAATTTGTACAAAAAGAAGGAGATGTTGCAACAGCTCCTGATAATGTAACAAGGTTAGGGAAAACAAAAGTTATTGATACAGCTAAAGTAGCAGAAAATGCAATGCCACCTCAAATTTCAGATGAGGGAGGTAATATGGATAATATGACAGGTTCAATTTTACCACCTGACGCAGACACACCTGTGGTCACTGAGGATAAAAAAGAAGATGCACAAGAAAAAAAAGGTGGAAGCACAGCAGATCAAGATTCCTTAACAGCTAATTCTGCATTTAAAATTAGATTAGATATGGCAAAAGACATGGTAAAAGAAATGAAAGCAGGGAAAACATCTAATGCAAATTTAGTATTTTTAAGTAATCTTGCTTCAGGATTGTTGACAGGTACAACAAGAAAATCCGGAATAGGTGGGGCGTTAGAAGTATTTGGAACAGCCTTAGGACCAGCTGTAAATAATATGGTAATGGTTAAAATGAAAGAAGATGAAATAGATCAAAATCTTATGGGTAGAGCTTTAGACTTTACATCAGATTTTTTTGCAGCACAAAACCAAGCTTTTGAAATGCCTGAAACTGAAGAAGTAGGTGTGGTTCAATATACAAATGAGGCGGGCAGAACTGTTAACGTGCCAGGTAGAATTTTAAAAGATGGTACAAAGCAAATGGCTACAGGACGAGCTGATGCAAATGGAATGTACACTTACAACACAGTAGATCCAAATTTTAATTTTATAGCAAACAAAGATAAGAACCAAGAAACACTAGAACTTGCAAAAGGAATCGCTGGTAAATACGCAGCAGTAAATTTAATTAATAGAAGTTTAGGTATTATTAATCAAGGAGATGCTCAAGCGGGTATTACTGGTGCAATTGGATTATACGGAGGTCGTATAACCGAAGCTTTGGGTGATGTATTAAACTTTACTCCAGTTTTTGGTGAATCAAGAAGTGAGTTAAAAGCAGCAGGAAAAGCAACATTTGAAATAGAAAAAAATAAAGCAGCTATCGCTTTAGTAGCTTCTGGTGAATTTGAAGACAAACAAAAAGCATTAAAATATTTAAATACATCATTAGGAACATTTGATAAAAACTATAATAGCTCATTAAGAAATGCAAAAGATAATTTAAAGTTAAGTGGTAATCAGACTAAGTTAGATTATGAAAGATTAGCAATTAATGAAACTGTTCTTGTTTACAAATTAGCTAACTCTTTAAAAGCAAAAGATCGTCTAACACAAAAAGATATTGAAATGGCTAGAGGTCTAGTTAAAGTATTCCCACTTTTAAGAGGTGAAACAAATGTAATTGCATCGCTAACAGCTACTGCAGAAACAATTCTTGATGATATTAAACAACAAGAAAGATTGTATGAAACAGCGGGTGGTTCTTCTGAATATTTATTAAATGAAAGAAAAGCTTATGGATTACTGCCAGAAAATATGACTGTTAATAACATGACAGATTTTGATAGTAAAAAATTTAGAGATCTACAAGACAAAATAGGTAAAATGACAGAAGAAGATTTTGAAAAAATCTTTCCTTCAGAACTTTTTGGTGATTAATTATGAGCACATTAGATAAATTACAAAAAAAACTTGATGATAAAACTTTAAATCCTAACAGTTTAAATGACCAACAAAAAATGGTTATTGATGCTCTTATTAAAAGTGGTAAGTTAAAAGGCCCTACCATGGGTGAACTAAGTGAGATGCGTTTAGGTGCAGCAGAAGATGTAGCATCAGAAAAAGAATTTTTACAAGATCCATTAAAAGCATCTACTGGATACGGACAATCCACATATGAATTAGTAGGAGATATTGGAGGCAGTATTTTTCCTTACGTTCACAATAGAAAAAAAATATTTAAGGCTGCTAAGGATGGTGGTTTATTTGGAAAAGGACCTGGTTATTTTGCACAACAAGCAGTAAAAGTAGCGGATAGACTACCGGGAAGATTTAAATTATTTGGTGGTGCACTAAAAGGTATTGGTAAATTGGTAGATCCATTATCTAGAGCCTATAGAGGACCTTTACTTAAAACAGAAGTACAATCAGTTCTTGGAGGTACCGCAGGAGCCGGAGTGGGAGCTCTTACTTATGATACTTTAAATGAACAAGCTGGTATACAAATAGCATCTGCTTTGGCTGATGATTTATCTGAGATACCTGAAGGAGAAGTTGAAAGAGACCAATTAACAAATGCAGCAGTTGCTATGAAGAATGCTATGATGTTTAATACAGGAGCTTCTTTATTATCTCCGTTTATATTTGGCCCAATGGGAAAGATGATGAAAAAAGCATTTGGAACAGTTGGTCCAAAACAAAAAGAATTAGCAGAATTTGCAAGAGATAAAGGTTTGCCTTTACCTATGTTAACTGCTCTTAAAGAAGGTCAAGGAACTTTTGCAGGTCTTGGAAGAAACTACTTTAGATTTATGGGGGTATTTCCTTTAGTAGGAGCTATTGGAAAGACTGCAAAATCAGAAGCAGAGATAGCGGGTGGTAAAAGATATTTAGAAGATTTACAAGCCTATGCTCCTTTATTAAAAGTAAGTGCAATTAATAGTAGTATTAGAAAACAAGCAGAAAAAGTATTTGTTGAAAATGTTGATTTATATGAAAGTGCATATAAAACATTTGATGATTTAGCTGTAACCTCGGGTAACCCAAGAATAATTAAATTAGAAAAAACACAACAAGCAGCAAGAGAATTTTTAGAAGAAAATGCAGAAAAATTTCCAGAGTTTAGGGAATATTTAGAAAGTAGTTTTGGTGGTCCTGCTCAAATAAAAGATATTGATAAACTTCTTACTATGCAGGGAGATCCAATAAATATTTTTATGAAAGCAATGTTGCAAATTGAAAATGGTTTAATTACACCAAAACAATTTAAGGGTGTAATGACAATGCTTAATAATGCCATACAAGGAAGTAGATATAAAACTCTTAAAGATAATATGTTTATAATGAGGGAAGCAATGGAAACAGATTTCGCTAAATTTGGTGAAGATATAAGTAACCCTACTAAATTTTTACAAGATGAAGGCATCAAAGCAACTTACGATACAATTGCTAAACAAGCAGGTAAGCCTCTTGCAGATCAATTTATAGAAAAAAACATGAGTGCAGCTAATTTGTTAAAAGGCCAGTTACTGAAAGCGAATAAAATATTTTCTGACGTTCAAGGGTTTTATCAATTATCCCCTTTAGTTAAAAGTATTCGTAAATTTGATAGAAATGCTTTTACAGCAAAAAGTTTAGAAGGGTTTCAAGGAGCTGGAACTCAATACAGAGATCAATTATTTAAAGATATTGGAAGAGAAGTATTTGAAAATGATTCAGTTGATGCTCTTGTTCAATTTAAAAAACTTATTGGCGCAGAAGGTTCTAGAGAGATTGGAGCAAAAGCAACTCAAGGAGGTCAAGATTTATTTAAAGCTGTCACTGCCAAATATGCATTTAATAAATATTTAAGAGCTTTTGGAAGTCCATCAGATTCAAGTGCAAAATCTGTTTGGAATTTTATAGATGAAGATGCATCTATAAATGCAGGAGCTTCTTACTTGTCAGACACATTAAAAGTAATGACAAGAGATCAAAAAAGAAATTTACAAGATTTTAGTATTAAAGAAGTTAAAAGAAATAATGGTATATTTAACACTACTGAACTTAAATTTGGTGGAGATGACTTTGCTGAATTTAGTGCAGATAAATTTATGGCTTCTTTCGGTATTAAAAACTCTTTTGACGAAGGTGGTAGAAGAAAAATACAATACATGCTTGGCAACAAAGGTGCAGAAGAATTTTATAACTTTGCTTCATATATGAAAGCAATTGGAGAAACAAAACTATCAGATCCATCACAGTTTTTAGCAAGAAGACTTACACTTGGTGGAGGTATCGCTGGAGGACTTTTCTTTGGTGCACCAGGATTTATTGCATCTGCAGCTTTACTTTTATTATCTAGAAGAGCAGGTCAAATACTTACAGATCCAGTAGCCATAAGAGCTATGAATGATGCATTATTACCTGATGAAACATTAAAACTATTAAGAGGTGAAAAAATTGGTACAGGTACTGTAAAAGCTACATTCCTACCTGGTAGAGATTATTATACGGGTAGAAGCGTGCAGACTATTGTAGATGCATTAAAGGTAAACGGTATTTTAGGTAAAACAAAAGCAGTGACTGAATCAGCAATGAAATTAGGTTTGACAAGAAAAAGAGATGCTTTAGCTAGATTAATTAATTATCTTGCGGATGAGGATAAAGATATACCTAAAGTTGATCCAAAAACAATAAGTGAGACAGAAATAATTGAAAAATTATCTAATTTACCTATGTCAATACCTGAACCAATATTTGATAAAAATATTCCGACAAAAACTGAAGAAAGTTTATTTGCTAGTGATTTTAGTGGTTCATCAGGTAGTGTAGATGAGGATAATAACTTAGTTGGTATGATTCAAACATCTCTAAGAAACAACGCTATTATTGAACAAGAAGAAATAAAAAGAGACCAAGAACAAATGTCTTCTGTTATGGGTGATGTACAATTACAAAGTCCTGTAGCAAATCAAGCAGCAGTGCCACCGGCTACCGGACAAGTAGATCCACAAAAATTTGCTGCTCTTTTTCCAGAAGATGATTCGGGACAAGCCATCGCAAACAGAGGAGTTAGACGTGGCTAGAAAATCTGCATTAGATAGAATAGATAATCACGAAAAGATTTGCAGATTAATGCAAAGACAGACTTTTGACCAAATAAAAGAAATAAAAGATAGAATACTAAGATTAGAAAAAATGTTGATGGCAGCTGGCGGTGCGATTATTCTAGCTTTAATAGCAAATATGATGTAACAAAGGTTACATGAAGTTAGTAAAGAAGTATCCTTACAAACATTACAACAGATTCTCAGACACAACAGGACGTAAATATTTAGTAGATAATATAAAAGTACCAAGTGTAACAAATATATTAGGGGCGACTAAAGATAAACGTTTTTTAGATAATTGGAGACGCAAAGTTGGAGATGCAGAAGCAGACAGAATTATGAGACAAGCATCAACTATTGGTACTGAAATGCACCAGGTCCTAGAATATCATTTGACCGGTCAGGGTTATTATAATGCTATGGAAGAAGGTAGTAAACCAAGAATGATGGCTAAAACTATTTTAAATAATATTAAAATAGATGAAGTATGGGGAAATGAAATAAGTTTAGAATATGAAAATAAATTTGCAGGTACGGCAGATCTATCTTGTGTTGCTTATGGGAAGCCTAGCATAGTAGACTGGAAACAATCAAACAGACCTAAAAAAGAAGAGTGGGTTGAAGATTATAAATATCAACTAGGAGCTTACTACTTAGCACATACTAAAAATTACGGGCCAATTGAACAAGGTGTAATATCAATTTGCACTAGAGATTTAATGTATCAAGAATTTAAATTAAACGAATCTGATTTAAAAGAATATGGAGATAAATTTTTAGAAAGAGTTGAACAATACAATAAACTTATAGCAACCAACTCTTAAGATCTTCTTCACCTAAAGTTTTAGCAGCAATTTGACCTTTACTAGTAAGAGATTTCATTATAGCTTCGTCTAATGTACCTCTGGCTACAATATCAATATAAACAACAGTGCCTTTTTGGCCCAATCTATGAGCACGGTCTTCTGATTGCATTCTCACTTCTAAATTATAATTATTAGAAAAATATATAACTGTATTACAAGCAGTAAGCGTAAGCCCAAAACCTCCTGTAGTTGGGTTAGCAACTAGGAATCTTGTTTTCTCATCTTCTTGAATTCTTTTAACAGCATCTTGTCTGTCTTCAACATTAACAGCACCATAAATGCATACGGTTGAATCCTCTCCATATTTTTTTGTTAAGAAATCCTTGATCTCATGAATGTTGTATAAATAGTTAGCCCAGATAATTACTTTACCATCTGTTTCTTCAAGTATTTCATCTAAGGCATTTAACTTAGATTTATGTAATTGCATGATCTCACCATCATCATTCTTAGTAAAACCATTACATACCTGGTGTAGTTTAATAATCTCAGTAAGTTTATTTGAGAAAGATATCGTACTGTCTTCAACAATAGCTAAGGCATGATGTTTCAATCGTTCATAAATTTTCTTACCATCACCTTCTAATTCAATGTATCTTTTAGATCTAACTTTAGGCTTGAGGTCTAAGCATTGGTCCTTACGAATCCTAGTCGCAAAGGACCTCATCTTCCCTTCTAACTCATCTAATCTTTTGTAGTATTTAGGTATAGAAATATACCTACCCGAACCAACAGGTATATCAGTCATCTCAGCATACCTATTTCTAAAGGCTAAGTAACTATGAAAGCCTAATAATTCTGGACTTAGGAAAGCACATTGTGTAAATAGATCTAATGGAGATTTTGTTATTGGGGATCCTGTTAATATACGCTTTATATGGGATACTTTGGATAGTGATAAAATGTTTTTTGTTCTTTTTGCTGATCGGTTTTTTATTGTGGTTGATTCATCCAGTGCTACAAAATTTAATTTATTTTTAAGTAAGTATTCTACACAAGCTTGGTAGCCTCTTTTAGTAGATAAGGCTTCAACATTAATTAAAAATATTTTTAAGTCTGGTGATTCGTTCATCTTAAAATAATCTTTTGGTTTATCTATATTCCATTTATAAATTTTATATTTAAGAACGTCAGGCATATGGGTTTCTATTTCAGACTCCCAGTTTGTATAAACTGATTTAGGTGCAATAATTAAGACGCTAGTTATTTTTCTTTGAAAATAAAGATAAGCAATATTATCTATAGTTACTTTAGTTTTACCTGTACCCATTTCCATAAAGTAGGCCCAGTTATTTTTCTCAGCCGATTCGTTTAGCGCATTCCGTTGATGCTCGTACGGCTTGGTCTTATAGGGGTATTTCCACATCTTGAAAACTTTTTATATTTTTTTCTTGCAAAGATCAAATGAATAATTTAAGACCCCTTCAGGAGGAAAATATGGAAAAGTTAGATATAGAAGCAATGTCTAATATAGACATTAGTCAAGATAATGTTAAGTCAATTACAGATAAGTGTAACGACTATAACAAATTAAAAAAAACAATAGATCAAGAAGAAGAAAAATTATCTCTTTTAAAACACAAAGCTAGAGATTTAGAAGAGAGAATAATTCCAGAGATGATGCAGGAGGCAGGTGTATCTTTGTTGAAATTAAGTGATGGTTCTACTGTAGAAGTAAAACCATTTTATGCAGCAAAAATTCCTGAGTCACGTGTTGAGGAGGCCTTTGGTTGGTTAAGAGGTAAGGGGTTCGAAGATATTATTAAGAACACTGTAACCGCTTCATTCAACAGAGGGCAAGACAACCAAGTCTCTGAATTAATAAAAGTCTGTGAAGATCATGGATTCAACTATAATAAAAAAGAAAAAGTTGAACCAATGACTTTGAAGGCTTTTGTTAAAGAGCAAGTCGAAGGTGGAAAAGAATTACCTTTTGATTTGTTCGGTGTGTACATCGCAAATAAAACGAAAATAACAAATAAATAATAGGTAATAATATGAAAATAAAAGACGAACAATCGAACGAAGTATCGGTTAAACAAGAAGCAGGTGTAGTTGCAAATGTTGATATTGAATCATTTGCAGATGAGGGATTTGATAATGTTGATTCTAAAAGTTTAGCATTACCATTTCTTAAAGTTTTGGGACAATTATCTCCTCAAGTAACTCAAGGAGATAGTCAGTTTAATCCTGATGCTAGACCTGGAATGATTTATAATACAGTTACTGATGAATTATATGATGGAGCTGGAGGTATTACAGTTATACCTTGTTATTATAAATTAGAATATATTGAATGGAGAGATAGAGAAAAAGGTTCTGTTGCTCCTGTTAATGTATATTCTTCTGGATCAGACATTATGACCAAAACAACACGGGGTGATGATGGTAAGGATAGGTTAGAAAATGGTAATTATATTGAGGAAACTGCATCACATTATGTTACAGTAGTTGAACCAGAAAAATCATCCACAGCGATGATTACCATGAAATCCACACAGAGAAAAAAATCTAAAAAGTGGAATTCAATGATGATGTCCTTAAGACAGAAAAAAAAAGATGGTAAGGGTTTTTTTAGGCCTGCACCATTTACTCAACAATACTCACTTAAAACTGTTTTAGAAAAAAACAATTTAGGTTCTTGGTATGGTTGGGAAATAGAACACTTAGGTACTGTGGGTAGTGAAGACACCATAAAAGCAGCTTATGAATTTTACGAATCTTGTAAAAAAGGGGCTGTAAGAGTTAATCACGGTAAAGAGGAACCAGTAGAAAAAACACCATTCTAGTATGGACATACTTGACAACACCCTGGAAGAGTTTGTAGAACTCTTCCAGGGGTCTACTACATATTTTGGCGCTTCAAAACCATTAGGACAAACAAGAGGTCGTGATGGTAAGCAAGAATTCAAACATTGGGTTGAACCAAAACCAATGACCAGGGAAAACTGGTTAGAACATTTAAAAGGAGAAACATATTATGGAAGTGTCCCTATCAGAGATGATAATACATGTAGTTGGGGGGTCATCGATGTTGATCGCTACAATATACAACATAAGGAAGTTATATCGGTTATACGGAAAAGGAAATACCCGCTCATCCCATTCAGATCAAAATCCAACGGACTCCATTTAATTTTATTTATTGATGGTGTAGTTGCTGCATCAACAATGAGAAAAAAATTAATTGAACTTGCATCAGACTTAGGTGTAAACGATTCAACTACAGACATTTATCCTGCACAGGATGAAGTTGATTTGACACCTGAAGATTGGGATAAAAAAAGAAAAGGTAATTTTGTTAATTTACCATATCAAAAAGCACATATGACTACGAGAGTTTGTATGGATAATGATGGTAACTCAATCAAGTTAGAAAATTTATATAAATTTATTTCTGATTACAGATTAACTCCAGCAGAATTTAAAAAATTAAAAATATTTCAAGATGACGAAACTAAAGATTATCCTCCTTGCGTTGTAAACTTTATGAAAAACAAAGTACAAAAAGGTGAGGGTCGAAACGATGCTATGTTTAACGTAGCAGTATTAGCAAAAAAAATAAATCCAGACCCAGTTATGTATGAAGATTGGACTAGAACTTTAATGACTAAAGTTTGTTCAGAACCTTTACATCCACAAGAGTTAAATAATATTTTTAAGGGAGTTGAGAATAAAGAATACGCATATAAATGTAAGACTTCAATTGCAAGAATGCATTGTTCATCAAGCACATGTCTTAGACGTAAACATGGAATTGGTAACAACGAAGCCTTACCTGAAGTTGGAAAACTTTTAAAAGTAAATTCTTATCCAGAACCTTATTGGATTCTACCTATTCAAGGTAAATCAATTAGACTTAGTACTAAACAATTATACCAACAGCAGTTGTTAGGTGAACAATTACTTAACTACGATATTGTTTGGAGAACCTTAAAACCTTCTAAAAGAGATCCGGATCCATATAGAGATTGGTTAGATGAATTAATAACTAACAAGCAAGATATGGAAGGATTTAATGCAGGAGAAGAGCAAGAAGATGTATTTAACTCTAGAATGACAAAATTTATTGAAGACGTAGAAGATACTACTGAATTTGATCAAATTGATTCTGGTAATATATGGAAAGACGAAAGTGAAATGAGATTTAAACTAGAGACGTTTAGATCTTTCATGAAAAAAATGGGGTACAATTGGAATGAAAAAGAATGTACTAGATTTTTAGAACAAGGTAAGGCACTTCCTAAAGCTAAGTTTAAGGCGATTCAAACTAGACACTGGGTTGTAAAACTACCAAAACAAATGGAACACAAAAATAAAGATGTCAAATTTATTAAAGCAAAAGCTGCGTGGGAAGACAATTAAAATATTTGGTCCTCCTGGTACAGGTAAAACAGAGAACTTACTCAAAAGAGTTAAAAGGTATCTTGAAAAAGGTTACTCTCCAGATGAGATTTGTTATGTATCTTTTACTAACAAAGCCGTTAACGAATGTGTTGCAAGAGTTCGACAAAAGTTTAAAGGTTATGATGAAGATGCTTTCTCATATTTTAGAACACTACATTCTCTGGCCAGACAACAGTTTGCTGAAATTCCCGTATTAGATCCCAAAGCAGACCTGCTGATGTTTCATACTCAATATGGAACTGTCAAAGTAGGTTACAAAGATACTTGGGATGATCAAAAAGTATATAATAATTGGTCACTTCAAATATATGATAGAGCAAGAAACATGAAGGTAGATCCTGTGTGGCTTTACAAACAACAACCTAGAAAATCAGTTAGACTACAACAGTTTAAATCAATTATTGCAGGGTATGAGGAGTTTAAAACAATGGAAATGGACACAGGACAACGGACACCGGATCGTTTAGATTTTACTGACATGGTACAAAAATTTATAGATGACGGCCTCGTAGTTCCTTTTAAAATATTAATGGTAGATGAAGCTCAAGATTTAACTCCTTTGCAATGGGATATGGTAGTTAAAATGTCGGAGGCAGTAGAACGAGTTTATATTGCAGGTGACGATGATCAAGCAATTTATGAATGGAATGGTGCAGATGTTGACCTATTTCAAAACTTTCCAGGAAAAACTTTAGTGTTAAAAAAGTCAGTTAGATTAAACAAAAACATACATTTCTTCTCCAAATGTTTACTAAATAGTATGGGTAATAAAAGAGTTCAGAAAGAATTTCACTCTAACGGTAAAGAAGGCCATGTGTACAGGTGGGGTGGTCTTAAAAAAGTACCCTGGGATATGGATGGAAGTTGGATGGTGTTGGCTAGAATTAATGATGTAAAAAGAGAACTCCAACAGGAGGCAAGGAACCTTGGACTGTATTATCAAGATCAGAAGAATAATAAATCATTTGATCCTAATCAATTTTCTGCAATTAATTATTGGGAGAAAGTTTGTAATGGTGGCAGTATAACTAGAGAAGAGGCTGTAACCATGTATGAGTATTTATTAAACATAGACCACGGATACCGGTCAACGGAAAGTAAAAAATGGAGTTTTGCACATCCAAATCAAGTATTTACTTTTGATGAATTACATTTAAGATGTGGTATGCGTGATGAAAAAGGTCAATGGAATCAGGTGTTTAAAAGAAAATTTAAAGATAAAGATAAACAATATTTTAAAAAACTTATGAGTGAAGGTGTGGATTTATCACAACCACCTAAAATAATTATAGATACAATACACCAAGTCAAAGGTGGTGAAGCAGATAATGTTGTCCTGGCGAGCAAATGTAATTTTCCATCACACTTTGATAAAAAAAATTTAGCAGAGAAAGTAAAAGAACTTAGGGTTTGGTACACAGGTGCTACCAGATCAAAACAAACATTACATCTACTAGGTACTTATCATCAATATAACTTTCCATTAGGAAAATATTATAAACAATATGAGGCTAATTATGTCAGATAAAGAACCTAAATTAAGAATATTGTCCTTAGGGGCAGGTGTCCAAAGTTCTACAATGGCTTTAATGGCAGATGCTGGAGAGTTTGGCGTTAAGCCTGACGCAGCTGTATTTGCAGATACGGGTTGGGAACCTGAACCTGTAATTAAACACCTAGAGTATTTAAAAACTGTAATAAGTTATCCAATACACATAGTAAAAAAAGGTAACATCCAAGATGATATCTTAAAAGCATTAGCACCAGGTGGTAATCAATTTGCTAGCGCACCATTTTACACTTTAAATGATAAGGGAAAAAAAGGTATGGGTCGTAGACAGTGCACGAGAGAATACAAAATAACTCCAATTGCAAAAAAAATTAGAGAGCTATGTGGTTTAAAACCTAGACAAAGGTTTCCAAAAACAGAACACATAGAAGTATGGGTTGGTATATCAACCGATGAAATAATGAGAATGAAACCATCTAGGTTTTGGTGGCAGAAAAATGTATGGCCCTTAATAGATAAAAAAATGTCTAGAACAGATTGTTTAAAGTGGTATGAAGGTAAAGGTTTTAAGATACCCGTTAAATCAGCATGTATTGGTTGTCCTTTTCATGATGATAACTTTTGGATTGATATGAGAAACAATAGACCAGAAGAATTTGCAAGTGCTGTAGAATTTGATAAAAAGATGAGAATGCATAATCCTAAAGTAAAAAACTTTGTACACAGACAATGTGTTCCTTTAGATCAAGTTAAATTTAAAAATGATGATGGCCCCGATCTTTTCAATCAGGAGTGCGAGGGCCTATGTGGAGTTTGAATGTCAGATAAAAATATGTTCGATGAAGCTTTTCCACAAGATAAACAAATTGGGGGATCTCACTACCAAAGTTTTATTATTCAACCTTGGACATTTATAAGAAAAAATGGCTTGAATCCTTTTCAAGCAAACGTAATTAAATATGTTTGTAGATATTTAACTAAAGGAAAAACAATGGAAGATTTAGAAAAAATAAAACATTATTGTGATTTAGAAATAGAACATTTAAAAGATGCCAAAAAGAAAAAATAAATTAATAATGTGTGAGCATTGTGATGAAGTAGTCGCAGTAATAGTACATGAATATAGTTATTATTGTGCTGACTGTGCCTTATTTGATTTAGCTGTACCTTTTAAGAAAGCAATATCAATTGAAGATGCAAACTTAAGTAGAAAAATACAATGACTCATCAATTAAACTTTATATACAACGACAGTGATTGGATTTGTCCTGCAGAGTATCCAGATTTATCTAAAGCAACAGAAATTGCAATTGACTTAGAAACTAAAGATCCAAATATAAAAACTAAAGGACCAGGGTGGGCAACGTTTGATGGACACATCGTAGGATTTGCAGTCGCTGCACTTGGCCAACAATGGTATTTTCCAATTGCTCATGATGCTGGTGGGAATATGGATCTGTCTATTACCTGTGCATGGATGCAAGATATTTTAAAGTTACCTGCAACTAAAATATTTCATAATGCAAGTTATGATGTGGGTTGGTTACTGGTAAATGGATTTGAAATTAGAGGTAAGATAGTTGACACTATGATTGCTGCTGCAATCATCAATGAAAATAGATTTAGCTTTAGTTTAAATGCATGCGCCAAAGATTATTTAGGTGAAATTAAAAACGAAACTTTTTTAAACGAAAAAGCCAAAGAATGGGGAATTGACCCAAAAGCTGACATGTGGAAGCTGCCTGCGGGCTACGTAGGCTTCTATGCTGAGCAAGATGCAGGGTTAACCTTACGTTTATGGGATAGGCTTAAAACAGAGATATCTAAGCAGTCTCTACACGATGTTTGGGAAATGGAGATGGAATTATTACCAATTTTAATAGATACTAGGCGTAGAGGAATAAGAGTTGATGAAGAGAAGGCATTTCTACTAAAAAAAGAATTTAAAAAAAAAGAGTCTGAGGTTTTATCAAATATAAAATCTCAGACTACACTTGATGTAGATATTTGGGCAGCAAGAAGTGTTGCACAAGTGTTTGATCGAATAGGTGTTGAGTACCCACGGACAGCGAAAACTGACGAACCAAGCTTTACACAAAACTGGTTAGTAAATTGTGATAACCCAATAGCGCAACTAATAAGATCAGCAAGAGAAATAAATAAATTTCATTCAACATTCATAGACTCGATTCAACGTTATGTACACAAAGGTAGAATACATTCAGAAATAAATCAACTAAGATCTGACCAAGGTGGAACGGTATCTGGTAGACTATCTTATTCCAACCCCAATCTACAACAAATCCCAGCACGTAATAAAGAATTTGGAGATAAAATTAGAAGTTTGTTTTTACCAGAAGAAGGTAAACAATGGGGTAGTTTCGACTACTCACAACAAGAGCCTAGGCTTGTTGCTCACTACGCTGCATCTGTCAACGATCATTTTGAAGGTGCAGCGGAGTTTATTGAGGCATATAAAAATGAGTCTGCTGACTTTCATCAAATAGTTGCTGATATGGCAGGAATTACAAGAACACAAGCAAAGACAATTAATCTAGGTTTATTTTATGGTATGGGTAAAGCTAAATTAGGTAAAGAATTAGGTATTAACAAAGATAGAGCAGAGGCTTTGTTAAGGCAGT